CAACGACTAGCAACAAAGTAAAAGAGAGAAAATGTTCGATTATCAAATACCTATACCCAGCTATAACCGCATAGAAACTTTACAAAAAGCTACGTTGCCAATGCTGGAAAAGTATGGTTGCGATCCTAAGCGCATAACAATTTTTGTGGCGGACGATGACCAATACAAGCAGTATCGCGAGGCTATTGACCGCAAGTATGAGATCGTCGTAGCCGAACTAGGACTACTGAACGCTAAGCGTTTCTACCATCGGTATTACGATGCTGGCACAAAACTGTTCAATGTCCTTGATGACGTTTACAGCCTGAAGCAAAAAGACGGCGAAAAGATGACCGACTACACAGGCACGATTGACGAACTAGTTGATTTGGGCTTCCGCGTGAGCGAGAAGGTCGGGGCGCAGATGTGGGGAATCAACCCAGTCACGAACGGCTACTTTATGAAAGACCACATTACGATTGGTTTGCGCCTAATCTACGGAACGATCTACGGCGATTACGCTGGCAATCCTGCGGTTCTAGGCGATCGCGTAATGGAAAGTCCTAGCGGAGAAGACTGGGAAAACTCAATCAGTAGCTTTATTACTAACGGATCTCTAGCACGTATCGAATGGATCGCGCCAGTTAGCAAGTTATTTGCTAAGGGCGGTATGTCTGACGAACTAAAGTTGCGCGGAACTGATCGCAAAACAGAACACGAACTTCACCTTAGAGCTATTGCTAACGCGTATCCCGATCTTTGTTCGGTATATTACAAAGCTGGCGATGTAATCAACCTAAGATTGAAGAACATAACCCACGCTCGCATACCTAAAGGATCGATGTAAATGAGAGTAGTAATAACAGGAGTAGCTGGCTTTCTAGGCTCGCACCTAGCAGACAAGTTCCTAGCAGAAGGACACGAAGTAGTTGGCGTGGACAATCTAATCGGTGGCTACGAAAGCAACATACCCGCTGGCGTACAGTTCTACAACCTAGATTTGGCTACGGATCTAGATGCGCTGACCCCAGCGTTTGCTGATAGCCAGATGGTTATACACGCAGCTTGTACCGCTTACGAAGGACTGAGCGTGTTTAGTCCGAGCCTAGTTGTGGCTAACACAACCCAAGCAACTGTGAATACGCTTACCGCAGCGATCCGCGCGGGCGCTAAGAAGTTCGTTTACCTAAGTTCTATGGCAAGATACGGCGATCACGGCGGTAAATTATTTGACGAAACTGACGAAGCTAGACCGCAAGATCCTTACGGTATCGCGAAGTTAGCCAGCGAGAAACTAGTCCGTAATCTATGCGAGGTTCACAACCTAGACTGGATCATCTTAGTTCCGCACAACATCATCGGTCCACGCCAGAAGTTTGATGACCCGTTCCGCAACGTTGCTTCGATTATGGTAAACAGAATGTTGTCTGGCGAACAGCCAATTATCTACGGCGATGGAACCCAGCAGAGATGCTTTAGCTTTATTGAAGATGTTGTCGAGCCACTATGGGTTGCGTGTAATAACCCAGAAGCGGTTGGCGAAGTTATCAACATTGGTCCAGATGAAGAACACATAACCATCAACCAGTTAGCCGAAACTTTGGCAGAGATTATGGACTTCGATCTAGACCCGATCTACAAAACAGGCAGACCGCAAGAAGTCAAGATCGCGCTGTGTTCTTCTAACAAAGCAAGAAGATTATTGAACTACAACACAAGCGTAGATCTAAAGACTGGGCTAAGTAGATTGGTTGATTGGATCAAAGAACAAGGCGCTCGCAAGTTTCACTACCACCTGCCGATCGAAATCATCAACGAAAAGACACCAGAAACTTGGACTAAGAAGCTGTTCTAAGGCTAACCATGCGAGCAGGCAGACCACCGAAACCCACAGAAGTCAAACGGGCATTAGGTAATCCAGGAAAACGCGCACTACCCAACCCCAAAGAGATAGTGGCGCTACCAGCAATTACCGATACCCCTGACCCAAGCAGACCATTAGGCTCACACGGAAAACAGTTCTGGGATCGCGTATGGCAAATGGGATCTTCGTGGATAAGTTCTAACACCGATTACGAAGCGATGCTAATGACAGCCGAGATGATTGACGAACGCTGGAACTTGCGCGTAAAGGTTATGACCGATGGGCAAGCCCGCGATCGCCGAGCGCTTAGGGATCTAGACCGCGCGATCCAAAGCCAGCTATCACTACTGGGGCTGACTCCTGCGGATCGTTCTCGGCTGGGCGTAGCAGAAGTAAAGAAGATGAGCAAGCTCGCGGAGCTAAGGTCAATGAGAAATGAGTAGCTATCCACCGCGCTGGATCACCCCTGTCACCAGACACGAGCACGACTTTAGCCGAGCTGAACAGATCATGGCATTCGTAGAAGAATACGGGCTACAAACAAAGGACACTATTGCGGGGCGATCGGGCAACAAACTGATTCTTCGCGATTGGCAGCGGGAACTTATTCGGGATCTGTTTGCGGAAGATGAAAACGGAAAACTACTTCACCGCACCGCACTCGTAGGAATGCCTAGAAAGAATGGCAAAAGTGCGCTCGGATCTGCGTTAGCTCTATGGTCGCTATACCTTGGGGATAATGGTGGCGAGGTTTACTCCTGTGCTGCGGAAAAGGAACAGGCTCGTATTGTGTTCTCGGACGCAAAACGCATGGTAGAAAACAACCCAGATCTAATGGAGATGACCAAGCTATACCGAGATGCGATCGAGGTAGTTAGCACAGGCTCTATCTATCGCGTATTGTCTGCTGAGGCATTCTCTAAGGAAGGTCTATCGCCAACGTTCGTGGTGTTTGATGAGCTTCACGCCACACCTAACCGAGAGCTGTTCGATGTTATGGCGCTGGGTATGGGTGCGCGAAAAGAACCAATGTTGCTATCTATCACTACTGCTGGGGTAAAGACTGATAGCACTGGGCAAGATTCAACTGCGTATAGCTTGTATCAGTATGGTCAGCGCGTAGCGCGGGGAGAAGTCGAAGATCCATCGTTCTTTATGGCTTGGTGGGAAGCGCCAGTAGACGCGCCATACCAAGATCCAAAAACGTGGGCGAAAGCTAATCCAGCATTTGGGGATCTGAACGCCGAGGAAGATTTTGTTGCTATGGCTCGGCGGACGCCAGAAGCAGAGTTTAGAACTAAGCGATGTAATCAATGGGTAAGCTCTCAAAATGCTTGGTTGCCAGCTGATAGCTGGTTGCCATTGGCTGTTAGCAAAGAGCTAGACCCCGAAGCTGAATACATACTAGGCTTTGACGGCTCTTTCAATCAGGACTGTACTGTGATTGTTGGCTGTCAGGTTCCGAAAAGCGAAGAAGAAAAGCCATACCTATTCTTGGTGCGGGCGTGGGAAAAGCAGCCAACGGACAACGATGACTGGCGCGTAGATACTTTGGACGTGGAAAACGAGATTCTAAAGTTTGTTCAGAATTATCCAAAGACGCGTGAGGTGGCTTGCGACCCGTTCCGCTGGCAGAGATCTATGGCAGTTCTTCAGGAGAAGGGTGTCCCGATTGTTGAATGGCCATCAACTTCGGTTCGGCGTATGGTTCCTGCGTGCCAGAAGTTTTACGAAAACGTAATGGAAGAAAAGTTAGAACACGATGGCAACCCGTTGCTTACTAGACACCTAAGCAACGCAGCAGTAAAGATAGACAATTATGGTCCAAGAATTGTGAAGGAACATAGACACAGCTTGCGTAGGATTGACGCAGCAGTAGCTGGTATTATAGCTCTAGACAGAGCGCTAACAACAGTAGAGAAAGAAGAACCGCGTCCAATCCCGCAGTTCTTCATTTAGGGATAATCATGGCAAGTTGGATACAAATTACAGGCGCACTACTGTTCTCAGTTGGTGTTGGTCTGATCTTCATACCAGCTGGGATAATTGTTGCTGGGGCGCTCGCGATCGCGTTCGGAATTAGTTTGGAGAAGAAGTAATGCTGGGAAACCTGTTCGAGAAAAGAGCAATTTCATTTCAGACAATCTGGGGTTCTGGTGATGACTTCGATCTAGGTTCGCAAGCTGGTCCACTAATCAACAGCGAAACCGCGTTCCACATCAACCCGATCTTCTCGGCAATCAGCCTAATTAGCGACACCATCTCAACCCTGCCACTAGACGCATACGTGCGTGAAGGTGGCGAGCGCAGGGCGCTTAGACCTAGACCAGCTTGGGTTCTAAAGCCAGACGTAGATACCACAAAGGAAGCATTCTACGGATCTATTATTGTGTCCTTGCTTCTAGACGGAAACGCTTTCATTCGCGTTTACACCCAGAACAACCAGATCGTGAACCTTGTTGTTCTAAACCCGCATCACGTAGAAATAAAGCGCAACGGACTAGGGCGCTTGATGTTCAATGTTCAAGGTGAAAAGCAGCCACTAACTAGCGAAGAAGTTATCTTCATACCAGACGTTGTTCGTCCAGGAGCCATACGTGGAGTTAGTCGCGTTGATGCGCTAAAGGACAACTTCGGTTTGGCTAAAGCATTAGAAACTTACGCAGCTAGATTCTTTGGACACGGCGCAACTACCAGCGGAATTATTGAATACCCACACGATCTAACATTTGAGCAGTCACAAGCTTTGGCATCAGCGTTTGACGCTAAGCACAAGGGACTAAGAAAGTCCCACCGCACAGGTGATCTATCTGGTGGCGCAACTTACAGACCGACTAACGTTCCGAACGATCAGGCGCAGTTCCTAGATTCCCGAAGAATGGCAGTCGAAGATGTTGCTCGCGCGTTCAATGTTCCGCCACACCTACTAGGTCTATCGGGAACTAACTCATACGCTTCGGTTGAGCAGAATAACTTGGCGTGGGTCACACACGGGCTACGACCAATCATCTCTAAGATCGAGAACGGACTATCTCCGCTACTAGCGCTAAGTCCTAACGGGCAGAATGCTTTCTTGCGCTTCAACATTGACGGACTATTGCGCGCTGACATCAACGCACGTATGACCGCATACAGCACAGGACTTCAGGCAGGGTTCCTAACTATCAACGACGTTAGAAGATTAGAAGATCTACAAGCGATCGATGACACCAGCGCCAACACAGTTCGCGTTCCACTAGCTAACGTAAACGTAGAAGACGCAGCTCTAAGCGGAACGGACAAGAAGGTCGGTATGGCGCAGAAGTTGATTCTGTCTGGTTTCGATCCAGCGCAGGTTCTAACTGCTCTAGGACTACCAGCTATCGAACACACAGGCGTCCCAAGCACTCAGCTTCAGGCTCTCGCGCAACTAGATCCCGCAGACCCGCTAAGCGCTTACGAGGTTCAGTAATGCCAGTAAAGACAGGTCAGTTTATTTTGTCAAACACGACTAGGCAGAAGATTGTTAGTGCCAGCACAATGCCTCAGTTTGTTAGGCTCCACAACGCAACTAAAGCAAGCAATGAGTATGTGTTCATCGGGAACGATACTCTAACGCTGGCTACTGGGTACCACATGGATTCGGGAGAAACTCTCGATCTATTACTAACTCCGAATGACGATCTTTACGGAATGAGCGATCCAAACGGATTGACAGTACACGTATTGGCGGTGACTCAGGACTAATGCCTTATTACATAACTGGTAAAAACTCCGAGTGTGATGGCTGGGCTGTCGTAGACGGCGGAGATGGTTTTTACGGCTGTCACACCACTAAGGCATCGGCAATCAAACAGGCAGTAGCAATTAGCCTAAACACCGATGAACCATTTGAAGGCGAACGCGCTGCTATCGGTCAGTTGAAGATCGGCGATTACGTCAGCTGGAACGTTGATGATCCTAAAGTATTAGCGCAGGTTGTAGAAGTTAGCGGAGAGTATGCGGTCTTGCGCGTATTTGAGCTAGAAGAAAACATGGTTTACTCGCCTGAAG